CATGAATGCAACTATTCCAGTGAATAAGCTAAAAACATTTCCTACATGGCGAGACCTGGTTCTAGGCCGATTAGAAATGCGAAAATATGCTCCACTAGAATCCACTGAGTTTGTAGACCCATTAGAGGGAAAGACCAATAAATTGGAAGAGTATCCTTCTGCGTTAGAACCACATACAGGTGCGATTGAATACATTGATCCTTATGAGCAAAATGAAGCATACATTGCAAATAATCCAGCATACATTACACCTGAAACAACGCATATGGAAGTGCATCCTTCAACCATTATGAGCATGATGACATCCCTGATTCCATTTGCACCACATAATCAGTCGCCACGTAATCAGTTATCTTGTTCCCAGTCCAAACAGGGATTATCTATTTATGCGACCAATTGGCGAAATCGGTTTGATAACACAGCACATGTGCTCTGCTATGGAGAAATGCCGATTACACGAACCATGTATAACAATTATTTGGGAGAAGGCAAGATGGCCTATGGAATGAATTGTATTTTGGCAATTGCATGTTGGTCGGGCTATAACCAGGAAGATGGAATTGTGATGAATTATGATGCGGTGCAGCGGGGTATGTTTCGGTCTATGGCATTTCGTTCGTATGAAGCATTTGAAGAGGATGATGAGAAAGCAAATATTAAGGTGCGCTTTGGAAATCCTGCACAGATTGCAGCATGGAAGAATTTGAGACCAGGCCTGGATTATTCCAAGTTAGATGATCGTGGTATTATTAAGGAAGGAGAATACGTGGATGAAAATACAGTTATCGTGGGTGCCTATATGGAAAGTACAACGGGTGGACAAATCAGTGATGCATCTACTACACCGCAAGTGTGGACGAGGGGCCGTGTGGAAAAGGTGGTGGTGATGGTCAATAATATGGGACTCCGCCTTGTAAAGATCCGTGTAGTACAGGACAGAATACCAGAACTAGGCGATAAATTTTGTTTAACGGATGATCATGAGGTTTTAACAGATAACGGATGGAAATCTATTTCTAAAATTGTAATGGAAGATAAGGTTGCACAACTAAGTACAACAAATGAAATTGAATTTGTAAATCCATTGGAAATATTTGAATTTGATCATACTGGTGAGATGTACCTTGTTAAAACGGATGTAGGTACACAATACGTCACAGGTGCACATCGCTTATATGTAAATGATTATTTTGGAAATACAAATTTTATTAAAGCAGAAATATTGTATCATGGTCCGAATGTTGGATTCTCATTATTTGATTCTACCATGAATCTTGTGCGAATTAATTCAATAGAACGAACGGAATCAAATGAACAAGGTGATAAAGTATATTGTATTTCTGTACCAAATCAAGTATTTCTTGTTCGTAGAAAAGGAGAAGAAACTGCTTTATGGACAGGTAATTCTAACAGACACGGCCAAAAGGGTACCATTGGTGCATTGTTAAGAGGTCATGACATGCCTCGGACAGAATCAGGTATTGTTCCAGACATGATTATGAATCCTCATGCGATTCCCTCACGTATGACCATTGCTCAGAACTTGGAACAATTGCTAGGAAAGACAGCAGCCTTAGCGGGTGCAATTGGTGATGGAACCTCATTTATGAATGATGGATCGCCGCAAGAGGCAATTGGTTACATTTTAGAGAAGATGGGATACGAAAAACATGGAAATGAAGTCATGTACAATGGGGCAACAGGAGAGCAAATTACTGCCGCAATTTTCATTGGACCGGTTTATGGAATGCGTTTGAAGCATATGGTGGAGGATAAGTGGCAGGCAAGAGGACAAGGACGAAAGGAGATGCGGACACATCAGCCGACAGGAGGTCGTGGGGCACAGGGTGGTCTGAAGATTGGTGAAATGGACCGTGATGCAATCATTGCGCATGCGGGAATGGCATTTGTGAAGGAATCCTTTATGGAGCGTTCAGATGGAACAAAAGTCCCGTTGTGTGTGGCATGTGGTACAATTCCGATTTACAATCCAAGACTCAATATTCGCATTTGTCCGATGTGTGATGGGCCAGTTAAATATGTTGGAGATAGTGTTCACAATATGGAGATTTTACCACCGCTAGGTCGTCCGAAGTCCAAGATTGTAGAAGTGGAGATGCCTTATTCTACTAAGCTTTTAACACAGGAGCAAGAAACCTATTTGAATTTAACCATGCGATATATTACAACGAGTGGTAATCAAAGACTTACACCGTTAGAATTTTCGGGCACATCAAGTGAAATGATTAAGGAATTGCCGAGATTGATTTTACCAGAGACGGTGGTTCCAGCATACATGGAAGATGTACCAAAAGCGATGATGACAGTAGAGCAACTGAGATCTATGGGTGCATCGGTAGAGCAATTAACACAAGAGGAACGTGCGAAGTTGGATACGATTATAGAAGAGGATGGAACCATTATGTTAGATGATCAAGTGAATGGTGTATCATTTGCTCCGCCTCAAATGGATCAAATGGGTCAAATGCAAAATGGCCAAATGCAAATGAGCCAAATGCCAATGGAACAAATGCAAATGGGCCAAATGCAAATGGGCCAAATGCAAATGGATCAAATGCAACCACAAAATCAAATTATTTATCCACCACAGCCACCACAACAACAAATGGGTGGAATGCCAGCGCCTAATTTTGCGACTACCTTTGGCGGAATGCCAGCGCCTAGCTTTGCAACTACCTTACAGCCATCAACCGATACAGTAATGAGCGGACCATTTGTTCCAGGAGGTGGTGCGATCATTGCAGTAGATACAGGTCTAGAAGCCATGCAGCGAGATGGATTAGATGTTATGGGTGGAATGCATCGGTCGCCTCGGCGACGACAATTTGGTATGCCATCCTATTCATCTATGGGTGGCGGCTCAAGTATGGGAGGCGGGGCTCCATCTATGCCGCAAGGAGGAAATGCCAATGCTCCAATTAATATCATTAAGCTAGAATAAAATTGACAACCTAAAATTCAAATGTGTTGATTAGGAAAATGAACGATAACTTTGTATTCATTGATAATATTTATCGGAGTCGCATGACGCTTCTAGATATTTTAGAAGTTCGTGGGTATGATACTGCAAAGTATCGTAAGTTTTCTCCGGCCGAGGCAACCGCTGCGGCAGCTTCCTTTCCAAGTCTCAGTTTCAAGGTGTCAAAGAAAGAGGACGAAACCAAAGTATGTGATGTGCGGTATGCAAACATTAGTCGTCAAAAGCTAGATACATTCTTTGATGATATTGAAGATGCTGATTCAGAAAACACGGAAGTAATTGTGATGATGTCTGTGCCAGTTGCAGATGCGCATCATATTATTTCACTCAAGCAATACATGAAAATGAAGGAGGAGCCGAATGAGAATGGAGAGAAAGTTCGCCGAAAGTTGCGTGTGTCTTTCTTCAGCATTTACATGTTGGTAGTAAATCCATTAAATCATGTTCTTGTTCCGAAGCATGAACTTGTACCAGAAGATCAACACAAACAGCTAATGAGTTCCATGTATATTACTGCGAAATCCAAGTTTCCAGAGATTAAGTTTCATTCGGATCCAATTGCACGTTGTATTGGAGCAGTGCCAGGGGATATTGTGAAGATTACACGTCCGAGTGCATCATCTGGTGAAGCGATTATTTATAGGGTTTGCGCCCCTTAGGGAGACGCCTACGTTATGGCCCACTTTGCGGGCTAAACCCTGACCCCCTCACTGTTAAAAAGTGCTGCGCACCAAGTACAGTTATAAAAATAGTAAAAATAGTAAAAATAATAAATATATTTTTACTATTTTATAAGAAAACACCATTATGAAGTAGGATGCAACAAACAAGAAAACAATTATATAAGAAACACCAAACAAGAAAGAAATCCGCCGCCTGGGGATATCATTTGATTATTGATGCGGCAGGATGTCATCCCGAAGCCATCCGATCTAAATCTATTATTAAGGAATTTGTTCAAACCCTTGTGAAAGAGATTAAGATGGTTGCCTTCGGCCCCCCACGTATTGTAAAATTTGGATGTGGAAGAACAAAAGGATTTACATTGGTGCAACTCATACAAACATCCGATATCACCGCTCATTTTGTGGAGACAACGAATGATATTTATTTTGATCTTTTTTCGTGCAAATCATTTGATCCCGCCATTGTGACACATTTATTTAATTTATATTTTGAGCCCCGTCATAAAAAAATTAAATTTTTAAAACGGCAAGCTTAAAATAGGGATGTTGCGGATTCTGATTAAGCCCACAACATATGTGATTACTGCCATGCAGGATAAGCAGAACCCATACATAGACATTACATTTAATGTACACAAGAAAAAAGAACTGCATCAACACAAAGAAGTAGAGAAGGCATTTTCCAATACAATCACCTATATAATTGAGAAGCCACAACATACATTACCAGACATTGTATTTATTGCAAATGGTGGTCTTTGTTTGCCTCGTTTACCTAAACCAACCATTTTATTGCCGAATATGAAATACAAACAGCGACAGGACGAATTGGAGTACTTAAAGAAAATTTATAAAAATTTGCATTTAAACATGATTCCATTTCCAGGAGCGGAACCATTTGAGGGTCAAGCGGAATTAAAATGGTTTCATCAGGGAACCAAAGCAGTATGTGGATATGGATATCGTTCTACTAAAAAAACATTTGACATCATAGATAAATTATTTAAGAAAATATATGGAGAACATCAGTTAAAACCTCCTGAATTACTTGCCCTTCCTATTATTTCTTCCAAATATTATCATTTTGACATTGCTATGTTGGAATTTGATGATGGGAAATGTATTGTGCATCACGATGCATTATCCAAAGAGAGCATTAAAAAACTCCAGCGATTTCTAGGTCATGAGAATGTATATCTTCTTCATACAGACGATCATTTTTGTCTGAATGCCGTGGTAGATGGAGAAACGTTAGTAACACATATGTTATCACCATCATTAAAGAAAGAAATGGAGAAAATTACAGGTAAAACAATAAAGATGATAGATACGAGTGAATTCCAGCGATCAGGAGGATCTGTTCGTTGCATGACATTGGATATTTTTAAGTAAATTCATTACCATACGTATGTAAAAATACCCTATGAATTTACTAGGGAAACGATAGAGATGGCATGGAAGGATAAACGAGATGCTTTTCAAAAACGATTTGATGATTTATCGCAGAGAGACATCAATGGATTACTACAGAATTTAAACAAGAACATGGGGGCATTTATTGGAAAAGGAGGGGTAAGTATGAATGCCACTAGTAATCCTGAATACAATGCTATTCAAACTACCATGAAACAAATAACAGAGATTAAAAATGGATATTCTACCTTATATGATGATATTGTAAAATATTTATCAAAAGAGACGCAAGATAATGATCTTTCAGGATTACTAACGGAGAATGGAGAATTACAAAAGCAAATTCATCGTTTAACGAAGATTGAAGATGAAATGAAAGTGGATGTAGAGAGTGCTATTGCACGGGACGAATTGCTCCGGTCTAGAAATACAGAAAGTACGCCACATCGTCTTTTTTTATTAGGCCGACCTGTTCGTCGTGGTATACTTCCCTATTTATGGATTCTCTCTGTTTTATTTATTGGTGTAGGCTTACTCATTTGCAAACAAATGTTTCCATTTGATTTGTCTACTACAGGTTCTTATGCAACTTCCGTTCCATTTTTATTTATGATGCAAGAATTTCTTTCAAGTAGGTCTGTATTACTGGCATTGTTAGTGGCAGCATTAATTACCATTCTATTCTTATCATTAAAGGTTGCAGGTGTATTTGGCAAATAGCCTTATATAAATAAAAGAACTCATATTTGTAGTAGAATGGCGTTTAGTTGTCCTGCCAATACAAGTTTAACAGATGCAGATATTATCACAATTTATGGTGATGGTGTAAAAGTACGTGGTCTATTACCTGATACGCAAGGTGGAGACTCCGATAGAAATCAAAATGGAATGTTAAAGGATAGTATTGTTACGGCAAGAGTAAAGACATTAAAAGATTTAGGTATTGTTCCTGTTGTTAACACTGCTAATACTACCGCATATATTACACAAAAAAACAAATTATTAGTGGATATCCAAACCGAATATTGTTATTATGATTCAAGATATAAATATACCCTACAGAAATTATTTGATGCTGTGAATCAAGGGTATTTAATGCCAGATGATAAAACAATAAATGGACCAAATGGTACTATTAAAACATATTTGGGATATAGTCAAATGTTAAATAAGAAACTAAATGATTTAACACAAATTATCAATGGTGTTACACAAGATATGATTGGATCTATAGATGATTTAGAAAATACTATTTCACAATTTAATGACCAAATTCAATCATTACGACAGAAATTAGATAGTCAAAATCAGATTATTACATCTAGTGAAGCGACTATTAAAATTAGAAAGGAAATGCTAAAATATACTGAGGAAAAGGCAAGATATTCCGACAATTTGCTAAAATTATATAGTTTTATGAATGTGGTAGCTCTTGGGCTTCTGGTATATGTCTATAAAGCCGCAAATTAATTTATCATCCGTGTAATTTCTTCATGCGAACTAGGAATGTCCAATCTAGATCAGTTAATCGCAACCACACAAACCTATCAGGATGCTGAATTAGCATCAGCAATTCAGCAATTGAAGAAGGATCCTGCACAATTAAAAGTATTTTTACAAAAACAGCAGAGTGGAGTCTATGATAATATTACAGCTCAAAAGGATAATACCATTCAAAAAGTCTACGGAGATTTGGATCGTGCTACAAAAGTTCAAGAATCCATCTTAATGTATACAAAGCGAGATCAGGATCTTTTGAATTTAGAACAGAATGCATATCAAATGCAACAAGATGCCGCAAATTCTCTACAGGATGATAAAAATATTGCTGGACGAAAAAATGAAATGAATGAGTGGTCTGTTAATAATAAGAAAGATACACTGTTTGTATTTTCATCTCTTTTTATTATGCTTTCTGGGCTTATTTGTCTTACGCTATTGTATCGTGCATCATTAATTAGTTCATATTTATGGGTTGGATTAGCCTCCACACTAATTATTATTTTTATATTGATTGTGGTAAATCGGTCACAGTATACAGATATTTTAAGAAACAAGCGATATTGGAATCGTAAAAACTTTGAAGGACAATATGGTAAAATTTCATTGCCATCTTGCCCAGGTTTGACATCGGGCATTACAAGCAGTCTTCAATCTGCAGAACAAAGTCTTCAATCAGGTGTTGTAAATGTTGCAAATTCAGCCGCAATGGAAGCCGCAGCCGCATCTCAAAGTATTGCACAAGGTGCAAATTCAATGGTAAATGATTTAATGACAAATGCGGCACCTGCTTCTATGCCTGCGCCTGTAAAACCATAAAACAATATAATTATTTCATATAATACTTCGTAATAAAATACAAAGTATTATATCTGAATAACAATAGTATGAAGCCACTTTTAGAAGAAGGGTTTGATGATACAAGTGCGGCAGTCTGTCATACCCAGCAGGGGATGAATAACCTTGCTGCACAGATCAGTGGCTGTACAACTTCTACGGAAGCAGATAGAAACAATAACTTTGCAACAACCACATTGTCTTTAGAGCAAGATATTACTTCCATACGTGCCAATGTTACAGACTCATTATCTATGGGAGATTCTATGTTTGGTCAATTTGGCCATGTAGACATAACGCATCAAGTTAAAGAACGTAATAGAGAATTAAAATCAAAAAAAGAAAATCTTGTAAAAAACATTAAAGAAAAGGAAGCAAGGATTCGTCGTGCAGATCGTGATTTTTCGGATGTGAAGGATACCATAGAAGAACCACAAAAACAGACAGCGCTTCATTTTATTGAGGACTATACCTTGGCTATTTTATCCATTAGTTATCTTTTTATGATGCTTCTAGGAATATACATGTATATCTCCAATGCAGCTGTAAAATCAGATGCAATAAAAACATCACTCATTGGAAGTGTATTTATAACGATGTTTTCAATGCTTTTACTAAACTATTTGGCGTAATTATGCTTCCGTGGATACTATACCTGTCTTATCATAGGTCTCAATGGCTTCATCACTTTCAAACAATTTCATTTGCTTGAATGTTTTCTTATCAGCCGGTTCACCACATTTATCGGAAAGACGCTTGTATAGTTCGGTCTGTGTTATTTTTCGTCCAATACCATCTACTGCTTGCCACTTACAATATTCACGAAAGATGACCTTAATCTCAGCTTCATACCCACCCTTCTTAATTTCACGAATACGGGCATTCATGAACTTGCCGACAGAATCAAACGACTCTTGATACTTACTGGATTCCTGTTTAACAATACTTGGAATGATTCCAATACCCTTATGTAGGTATTGCGTCTTGTAGATGTGAATCAGCCGAGACATGAAGAGGGTACGCCATTCTTTCAAGTTATTATCTAGTTGATTGTCACGAGGATAAATATGTAATTCAGGATTGGGATCTTCTACGCCAGGATCTACAAACTTGGATTCAAAGGGAACCGCTTGAACACGTCGCCAGGTACCCCGATCCATTGTATTAATCGCAGGAAAGGCATTGCACAACATAAAGATTTTACCAGTGATTTTGAATCGTGTTTGATCCTCAAAGAGCCCACGAGCTTCTACATCATCTTCACCCGTGAATTGCTTCATACGAGAGGTATTAAGGGGTTCTCGGTCATCGGGTTCCGCCATATAGATAAAGCGTTTGTTGCGGATCGCCATAATATCAGGATTGGCAGCACCCGATTCAGGTCGTTTTCGGGTCATAGCGGTAGATTGCAAGGAAGATGCATAATCACCGAGTACCATAGACATCAAGTCCACCAATTTAGACTTTCCATTACCACCTACACCAATCCAGGTTTCATAGGTCTGTTCCTTGTTAGCCCCTTCTAAACAAGAGGCCAATTTCTTCCACATGTATTCACGGAGTTCGGGACGAGGAAAGAGTTTCGTCATGAAGTCATCAATCTTGGCATGAATGGGGGCTTGTTCTTTATCCGTTGGATCGTATTCAATGTAGTCAATGGGATCACAGTTTTTGGTGGGGTAGCGACCCGCCATAAAGGTAATATAATCTGCAGGCTCTGCTGTGCGAAACTGCACGGTATATTCTTTGGTTCCATCTGGTTTGGTATGAATCGCATGAAGATCCACCACACCATTGTTAAACCCAATCAAGTATTGATTGGAGTTCAGTTTCTGAGAGAAGTCCTCTTCATAAAAGATGCCGACACAATCTTTCATGACAGAGTCTTTGAAGCCTGACTGATAGAGGGATTTCTCAATCTCAAAGAGTTTCTTGATACGAGTCTGTTCCCAGTTCATTTCCTTTTCATTGGTTTCATTCGCTTCAAACCGTCGGCAGATCTTTCGGCGTGTCTCACAGATGACTTGAGCAACTTCTGACATCATTTTATTGCGCAGTTCAATTCCCTGTGCAATCTTTTTCCAGTAGATTCCTGTAAAGTGATACCATTCAACACTTTTGGAAGTAACGGATGCACAATAGTTGTTTTCGTACATGCGCTTCATGAGACGTGCAATATGGGTATGCGTTACATCTACTTCGCTTTCTACAAAGTTGATAAAGCTGTCATTCATGATTCGTTTGTAAGCGGTCCAGTTGTCCTTGCGAGCCCAGTCATGTAGAGAGCGAATGGTAAGCTGGTTACTAGCGTGACTTAAGCGGTTCCATTTGCGGCGCTCATCTCCAATATTGTTTTCACTGGCCTTAGGAGACTTGGCACTGAATTCCATGTAGACCTGAAACATTTCTTCAGATTTGTCAATGCTATGCAAACAGAGTCCAACTTTCATCCAGGAATCATAGGATGTGGCACGTTCCTGCGAAAGACATTCAATCGCCAATCGCTTGGCAATATCAATCTTGTCCTGTTCCATTTGCTCGTAGGTATTGTTCGCCGCTTTAATGGGTGGTACATCAAGCTCCTCCTTTTCCTCGGTAATAGGCCTCTTTCCTGTACAGTACTGCAATCGTGTCTTCCATTCCTCTTCTACGCCAGAGAGAAAGGGAGTAGGTTCTATGTGTAGATTATAGCGAATGGATAAAATCTCTAGAAGTTTACGAGGCGTATATACAGCGATATCTTCTTCGTGAAATGCCCGTGTCAAAGGATCATACACATATACTGCTGCCAGTTGATACGCAGGAATATCGGGTTTTGATTCTCCATAGAAGAACCAGCCATTCTTCTTCACGATCGCTTCATCAAAGATGTCTTTTTCAGCATTGATATATCCAGTGTTCTTAAAAGCATGAGTTAAGTTATTCAGTTCAAGAGAGCGATGACGCAATACTTGTTGATGCTCAGAGGTTAAGACCAGATCGGGGCATTCAATGTGTACGCCATCTTTGATGGAGCGATTGACAGCATTTGTTTTTTTATCTTCATAAGGTGCAGGACGAAGCGTAACAAAGAATCGCAGCGGTTCTTCTAGATCATAGAAGTGCACAATATTTTCTACATAGTTTTGAATGAAAGTGTATACATGAGAGATTTCAAACTGGCGCTGAATAGCACGTTCCGTGGGATATTTGAAGTCTAAATCAATAATGATAGGTGTTAACAAATCACATCGGCGCTGCTCTACCAGATTGAGGGGACGACGTTGTTGTGTAAATAGATATTCATGGAGTAAGTCAAGGAAATGCGGATATTCTTCGTCTTTGATCATGAACTTACCACGCATCAATCCCATGCCCGTAAAGGAGCATGCCTCGCCTTTATCGGTGACACGATGAGAGTCCAAATAGAGCCCGAATGTAGATTCCAAGAAGTTATCCATTACAGTAATTGGCATGGAGTTACCTTTTGCCATCCCTTTTCTTATCGGTCAATTTTTATTCGGGAGGAAAATGACAATATACAATATTTCTATTTCATTGTATAGCGGCTCTAATAAAATGATCTATATCTGTATTACATAGGAGAGGCGCAAATTGGTTGATTTTTTCATGTTCCCAGTACCACCATTTTATCTGTAATAATTTTTCAATTTGTTCTGCAGTAAACCGATACCGAATCAGTTTTGCAGGATTTCCACCTACCATACTATATGGCTCTACATTACGTACAACATGGCTATTATTTGCAATAATTGCTCCATCTCCTATGGTAACACCCGACATAATTGTAACATTATCTGCTATCCATACATCATTACCGATTATAACATTTCCTTTTGTACTAGGATGTCCTTCACCATTAAATGTATTAAAAACATGCTGATTAATATGTCCAAAAGGATAGGTTGATACCCAATCTGCTCTATGATTTCCTCCCATGTATATATTTAAATTATTTGCAATAGAACAAAAATTACCGATAGATAATACTGTACCATTATTTGCCCAATGTTGTTGAATAGTTTGATATCCGTATGTAAAATACGACATAGTATTATATAGCATATTTCATTTATATTCTTTCATTACGAATAAAATAATATTTAATAATGCTGCGATGATGCAACTCTTTAAATGCTCTATCTAGAAAATACCACATGGCTGTGCGTAGCATGATAGGACCTTTAAATTGTTCCTGATGATCATAACGTTGATGTGCAGAAAGTATGATTCCTCCACCACTATACCACCATCCATCAGGAAATCTGCCATATTTCCATTTATGATCTTCCATGTGTTCATAGAAGGTATAATACACGCTAACTAATTTCTCTTCATCCATGTGTAGACTATTGTTTGTGTTGTTATAAAAATTGATTTAAAACGGCTTCATAAAATAGCAACAGGAAGAATGAAAGAAACTGACTTTTGTTCGGTGTGCAAATACTATTTGTATTTGGATCAAACGGAAAAGACGCTCCGACGAATTTGTCGGAATTGTGGCTATCAGGAAGAGGATAAGGGAGGACTAATTTTGGAGATTGATTTGAAAGAGAAAACCTCAGAAGGCTACAAGATTCTGATGAATGAATTTACCAAACAGGATCCAACACTTCCGCACGTAAATACGATTAAGTGCCCAAATGTGGGATGTGAATCAAATACATCAGGTAAAGAAAAAGATGTGATTTATCTAAAATATGATGCAGTGAATATGAAATTCCTTTATATTTGCAATAATTGTGATGCACAGTGGCGTTCTAAAGCCTAAAGTGGGGTAACAGCGCCCCCTTACTTTGCGAACCTCTCACATTATATATCATATATCACACGTTTGCGATCAAAACACAAAAAACATTATATTGACTTAATTAGAAATGGCGATTCAAGTCAATATATTTTTACTATGTTATAACGAAGAGCTTCTTTTACCATATACAATAAAATATTATAAGACTAAATTTTCAAATTGCATTATTACTATTTTTGATAATTATAGTACAGACAAATCGTGTGAAATTGCTAGACAAAAAGGATGCAAAATCAAACAGTTTGATACAGGAGATCTACAGGATGAATGGATATTTATGCAGATACGCAGTAATTTATGGAAAGAATTTGTAATAGAAGGCTGGGTGATTATGTGTGATATGGATGAATGGTTAGATATCACAGAAGAAGAATTGATACTAGAAGATCAAAAGGGTACTACCATTATTACAACGCAAGGATTTGAAATGACGGGAGAGAGTAAGAAAGAGGATCTAAGTGATATTGATTTATTTGCAATTAAGAAAGGATTTTATGATGATAATATGTCTAAACGTATTTGTTTTAAATATCCAAATGTAGCAATTGAATTTTCATGGGGGGCTCATACGTATACTTCATATGGAAATTCAGTGTATAGTGAAAAGACATATTTATTGAAACATCATAATTATTTGGGAGAAGAATATTTAATTCAGAAATATTTGAATCGTTACATTAGAAATAATTTATCTAGACAATATGGTATAAATGGGCATTATATAAATGATGTGGATAAAATTAGACAACGTCATAAAGATTACCTTGCATCATCTGTTGAACTATTCTAAATTGTTTATCTACCAGTCCATACCTTTATAATAGGATATGCACTAAAATCATAATCATTGCATTGTTTATATGTAATTTCATATTGCATATACTGATGAATATCACCAAAAAATGCGGGATTAATAGATGGATCATTATAATATGCAAGTAATCCAAATACTCTCTCTAATGCAGATCGAATTTCACGATGATTAATTTTAGGAAGCATATTATCAAATAATTTATGTTTCTTTTCAAGATGATCTATAAAATTCCATCGGATAACAGACATTGTCCCAAATGAACCATTCCAGTTGTTTGATTGATTGTATAAATTCATTAATTCCTCATAATGGGGTAAATCTTTGCACAATTCATTTATATAATTAAAGACACAATAATCAAAATTTTTTATAAATGTCCATAGAAAGCGAACATTTTCAGTTGTATCTAGTGAAAAATTAATCTTAGATTTAATAAATACGCTATCATGAATAATAACTGCAATATCAAATGGTTTTAATGTATGGAAATAATAATATGGTAAAAATTCAGCAGCGCACCTGTGATCTTTATCATAAATAATGGTGCAATTTACAAGATCACTTTCATCTGTAATTAAATCTTTATTACTGTTATCATCAATAATAATGATTGGATTATCATAATATTTACGTATACATGTATAATTTTCTTTCCAAAATAATGCATTAACATCATTATTTATATGGCGAATAATAATAAAACCCATAGAAGCCATTCTATTTCAAACTAATTAATTGAATCTTTTAGTTTCATAGGTTTGAATCACATTAAAAATAATGGTCTTGGCTTCCATGAGTTCAGCTGATGTCGGAATAATAAAATCTTCAGAACCATCTGGTCCAGGATCCCATTTGTGACAGAATTGTTCCAGGATCTCTTTTTCAATTAAGGAAACGTCTTCTACATGACATTGTAGAATCAGATAGATTTCGGAGCCTTTGGTGTATTTATGAAGACGTGTAATCCGTGTATCGGGGCATTGAGAAGTGCGACCGACTTTAAAAATCATGCGATTTAGCGATTTAAATTCTCGGGTGCGAACCAAATAAATATATCCATGTTTTTCTTCTATGTTGTAGGTCATTCCTTTCATGATACGGCGTTTTTGCCCTTGTTGAACGGCAATGGATACTTGTTTCACCTCATCATTAATAATTTGATTTTCTTCATCAGACATAGTAAAATTCTATTTTGTATTTTATAAAATTAAAAATAGAATTAAATTACATATACCATGCAAAAAGCCCTCTCCAACCCATAAAGGATCGGAGAGGGCTTTTATATACCGTGGCTAAAAAGCCACTATCAACTCGTGAAAGCTGATACCATATCATGAACTGTTCCAAGAATAATCTCTATAACGCATAACATGGATTTTGTTCCGATTCGCAAAAAAAAAGAAAACCAGAAATCTATGAAAAGCATAGAATACTTATTAATTATTATATATGCTGTAATGTTTTCTATATCTATTCTTCCAGCGGATGCATAGCACCCTAATTGAATAGACGCAATAGCCAAGGAATCAACGGATCAATTCTCTTATACCTCTGTGAGAAACAGATCTATCGCATAACGTGATCAGAATCAGACTTATACAAATAAAAGCAGATGCTTGTATTTAAGTGGGGGTTGCTGTATTGATTCTATACGTACAGAAAACAAAGGGTCATGGAATTATTTTTATTTTTATTTTTATATTATAAACTGTATTCGGTTAGTTGGATTGTCTGCCAGGGTAATTGCTGCACGAATACAAATAAGAAAGGCACTTCTCCACCAGAGGAAGAAACTCTTCCTATCCTACTACAATGAATCCGCCTTTAAGCCTTGTTCATGATACAATCCCACATAGCTCGCACAGGATCATATCGTGCATCATCCAGAATAGCACGCATTCCATCATAAGGAGTAGTGACTTGAATACCGCCTTTTTGTAGGGCTTTTAGCATACTTGGTGACCAGCCCGAAAGTTGAACCACGCCCTCTTGGTCCGCAGTCGCATGAAAATCCTTATAGTCTGCCCGCAAATTCCAGATGACAATCCGAGGCGGTTTCCATCCACCTGCCGCTAAGAATGCAGCACGAATCTGCTCTAATAATAATGCTTTACTATCTGAAGCAGCATCAAACCCCATGTCTGTTAAAACAATCAAATCCTCAGGTTCTTCTCCAACTGGAACATTACCTTTAACCAATGCATCAATAATACACATACATGCTTTGTAGAAATCTGTATTGAGTCCTTGACCAATTGTTGAACGAATAGATGCCACTTTCTCTCGTAACGTTTTCATACCAACAAATGAATGCCAACTGGGATCTGCATCAAAGGATAAAATATGATCACGAAAGGCTGGATGGGTAACTTCCGAAATCAAAATACCAAGTGACATGGAAATCCACTTAGGAAGTCCAGACATGGATCCGCTAAAATCACACATCGCCACTGCTTTGCCCAGCCCGCCCAGTTTCAATGTTTCCTCACGAATGGAGTCCCATTGTGCCTGATTAATATCATGTTCATCCTGTGTGGTATGTAATGGATATGCATTGTGTTGCATACATTTCCATAGTAATTCATGGGGCAACACAACATGCGCTCCGTGTGCTTTTTTGACTCCTTTCTTTACATCACCCACAAACTCCTGAAAGTGTTCACGACATGCCATGCGATCCGCATCATCTGGATAGCGTAACTCATTTTCTTCATCCTTATTCAATGGTTCATTCAAAAATGCCTTCGTATGAATTTTCAAACAACGGCCAGGCACCGCATCAGGCTTAATCTGAGCCCATGATTTACCGCACATATTGATCTCAACCGTTTTCAATGTCTTATTAAAATTACTTACTGTTTTGCGATATAGTGACATGCGACGTGTAAAGGAAGGCTCAGAAGGAAAGAAAAAATTAGCGCATAGTTGAGCAATACCAGGAAATTCTTTGGATTTTTCACGAGGCAACCATTTTGCCAATAAGGATAAATTACTTTTTCCACTATTGTAGTTAATCTGATCTACAATAAAAGAGGAACGTGCAGTTGTTAGGATATCATTTCCAAGATGAGGAATGTGTTGCGCAAGCTTCCACATATCTTTCCAGCAGCCATATTCTGGAACAAGAGAGATAAACTTACTGGTTAATCCACCATTCGTTTTATACAAGGCCCGAAAGAGATGATAGAAGAGATCTCGTTCTCCTTTTCCGCCACGGATATCACGAGTCTGAAAGGCCATCACATACAAATCCTTGATATGATTCAGATTTCCACTACAGACGATTTTATTCACTGTTTTTTCAATATAATCATACTCTAACTCACGATTGAGCATAGTGAACAAGGCAACACAATCATTGCTGACGCCTTCTTCGGTATACACCGTGGCACCATTCACACCAATTTTTATAGTTGCATTATTCGTTGAATTCATAGCTTCAACAAACGCCATATTATTTATATATTATACCTAGGCTTTAGGTTAATACGACTACTTAAGTGATAAATAAGAACTATGCGTTATGGAGTCCACGTTTAACTCCTTCCCACAGGCCCCCTGCCCTAATTGTAATAAGCCACGTAGATTTATGGAGCGATATCCCAATGCATTATGCCCAGCATGTCATAAGGGACCTATTGTAGATGCGAATGGAAATCGTGTTACCTTTATTAATACACATCCTCTAGGATATGGAGTTGCAAGTGAACATCATGAAAATGGAAAGATTGTCGTAAAAGATGAACCTTTCTGCTTTCTAGAAGGTAAGGCATGTTATGCACAGGAATACAGATTTGGAGGGATTGTGATTCAAATGATAACAGATTGTCCATTTTGTAGAAAAAAAGATTTCATTTGTTTTTTAAAGGGTGTAAAATGCTATGAAAATGATACGGATTCACCGAGGAGTAGTACCAGTGAAACATAATATAAAGACTATCCGTTTTATAAGGCGGTTTAAACACCGACATCCATACTATAAAAGAAACAATGAAAACGGTCTATTTTTTAATCCAGGGCCAATTTGGAAATAATTTATTTCAGTATTTCGCTGCCGAAATTATGAAAAAAATATACAACTATGATGAAGTCAAGCCAACATTTCATATCAATCTGGAATTTAATACGGTAATTGACGATGACAAATTTAAGACAATTATCACAAGGTACATGGCAAATAATACAGTAGAGATTGATACAAGCAAGGATATTCTTCTCATGGGATTCTTTCAACGCTCTGAAATATTTGAGTATGAGAGAGAATATATCAAGTCACTCTTTACTACAACGAATACAAATCATATTAGCAATCGGATCACCATTGGAAATATTTTGAAGTATCAGACCAAACATACAATACAGCCAGACAAAAATGATTTGACGGTCCATTTGCGATGTGGGGATTTCTGGGACAAAGAAAATAATAAAACACAAATATTTCATCCAGACTACATCAAAGATATAATCAAAGGGATCACCTATGACAAATTATTTATTGTGGCGGATAAAGCCAATCATGAATGGGAGAAGGAGTACTATAGTCAGTTTGATGAGTTAAATCCCATTTGGATCAGTGGAAACTTAGGAGATGATTTTGATTTCTTGATGAAATCTAATCAGATCATTACGTCGGCATCTACCATGTCATGGATGGCGGCTTATTTGGGAAATGCAGAAAATATTCATATTCCTTATAATTTTTATTATGGAGGTTCTCAAGGAAATGGTCAACACTTGGGGTCATTCAATGATAAGTGCACGATGCATTATGAGGATATGTATTGGGTCCCTAGCGCTTTTTAAGAAAAAGCGCCCAAAAATCTCAGCGCTTTTTAAAAAAAGTGCCCAAAAAATCTAGTTCGCTTCATGTTTTTTGGGCACTTTTTTCTAAAAAGTGCTAAGGTCCCTTACAATCCGAATGGGAGAAGAATGAAACTTTTTAATGTTTGTATTAGCCGCCATAAAATACAACCATTTCTTAGACGTCTCTGCATCTTTACGTATATATTTACATAGATTTGCTCCTGGTTGA